TTAAACTATAACAAGTTCCGCTCTCCAGCCACATTCTTTTTCAATATAGGCAATAGTTTTAGGAATATTGTTATCAAATTCCAATTTTGCTCGTTTAAGCTCTTCACCGACAGGTTCACCGCAGTATAAATCATAAGCAAGCTTTAATAATTCGGGTTCAGTAACGGTATAGGGTTCTTCCAACTCCCAAGTATCAGTTAGTTTGTAATTGTTCATTATAATAACTCCTCCACATCTTCCTGCCACATTAAAATCTCTGGGTATAAGTCGCCGCTTTCTGGGTCGTTACTGTATTCAATATCTGCTATCTCGCCTATCATAAGATTTCCGATTGATTTTACGGCGACCCCGTATTTTTTTGAAATTCTTGTTAATTCTGCTCTAAACTTTTCGAAGTTTCTTTTTTCTTTGTCTGTAAGGGTTTGCATTGTTTTTCTCCTTTAATTATTGTCTACATTGACAGAATAACTCTGATTGCAGGAATAGCGAGTTATTTTGGGAAATAAATACGGAAGTTGAAACAATCGGACACAATTCTAAAAAAGGACTTCTTTAGTCAATGCCCATAATCTGCCTCTATCACGCATAAATTCTAATACTGCGTGCTGTGGTTGTTTAGAATAATTGTTGCTTCCTGCGTTTGAGAATTTCTCTGGAGCTTGTTTTATGCGTTCCCGAAGTGAATCATCATCTTCAATATCTGCTCCTCCTGATGAAACAGTAGTATTTTCCGCTGATTCTATATATGGAAGCGGAGTAATCAGGTTTTTAATTTCATCTGCAAGGTAGCCATTGCCTATTATGCCTTCTGTTTCAGATTCAACTTCTGTTTCTACAGATAGAGAACCCGCCGGGATAAGAGAGTCTTTTAGTGTCATAAATATTACTTTTCCGTCTTTGGATTCTATCTGCGTATTTGCAGGAATTGAAACATTAAAAGTCTGGGCTTCTGCAAGATTAAATTTAATAGTAGTTTTGGATGCTTTAGCAGCAATTCTATAAACTCCAACAAGTTCTCCCAAGTAATCAAGCATCGGATAAGTTGCAAAATTAACAAGATTTTGCTTTGCAGCTTCCTGAATTCCGATGCGGAGCAGATTTTCTCTGTAAACCCCAACATCAATCAGGATTCTTTCTATTTGTGCAGGCTGGAGAGTTTTGCCAGTTTTTTGTTCATACAAAGCAATCCATTCCTGCGTTATGGTATTTACATCACGTGAGATAAAATTTGGTTCGGGAAGTGTTGATGTCATACAGTTACCTCCAGAACTCCGCTTGTATCTGTGCTTTTAATCTGTCTGTCTATAGATAAAATAATATTTGAATCATCGATTTGTGCAGTAATAGCATTAATCTGCACCCTTGTTTCCCAGAGGTTTATCGCATCCGTAGCTTCCCGGATGATATTGGGAATGGCGATATTAACAGGAGCATCGATATACTGCCAAATATCAGAGCCAAATTCTGGTCTGTGAGGGTCAGAACCTTTTCTGGTCATCAGGATAATCCTGATGCATTGGTCGATATCGTCAATATCCTCAACGACAGAACCGATTTCATTCAGCTTTGGCTGCCAGTCAACTGATTTTATGTCCTGCAAGTTTGCCATGAAAATTTATCCTACTGTTGTTGGTTAGGTTTTTGAGTGACTGAATCCGTTTCGTTATGCGTATGACCGTTATAAATATCTCGCATTCCCTGCATACTGCTGGTGTGGTCGATTACTTCGCCTTCTGAAACAACTCCTGCAGAGTTCATAAGAAGTCCTGTATGATTTATTAGGGCATTAATATCAATGGTTTCACACAAAAGTTTCAGCACATGTTCTTTCCTGTCGTACTCAAATTCCGCTCCATCTTGAAATTTAACGGACACTTTGTCTTTTGAAATAACTGGGCATTCATCCATCCCTGAATAAATTGCACCGAGAATCACGCCTTCTTCTATGTTTTCATCCATAAGACAAACCACCTGCTCACCTATATCAGGAAGAACATAAAATTTGTCCCTGTAAGTTTTTGACTGCAAGACAGAGAGCCAGTAAGAAACCATTCCGTCACTGTCTTGAAACTGCACCCTTGCAGTTGCTTTAAGTTCATCAATGTTTGTAACGATTCCAAATCTCAACATTTTTCTACCTCTAGTTCTGTTCTATAACCTGTATTTTTGTCGATAATATGCTTTACTGATTTGATGTGATATTTTCCGTTGAGTTTATATAGTCCGTTCAACTGTATATTTAACCCTGCAACTATATGCGGATTTCCAATTACTGTTATAGTTCCTTCAAGTTCTGAGTTCTTATTCAGGGCTGCATTTGCTTTTAAGATTGCTTGTTCTTTGTTTTCGCAGCGTTTATGAAGTTTTAACACATCCGCTTTTGTCGAAGTTCCATTTATGCTTGCAGAAACTGTATCTTTCTTTTTTGGGTCAAGATAAACAACACGGCAGGAATTATACTGGTCGTGGGTTTTATCCCTTAATGAGTACGAGATAATATCCTGCCGTGAAATAAAGAGTATATGAGGCTGATCTTTTAACTTTGCGATTTCATAAAATGTGAGTTTATTATCAGAAACTTTGAAGATGTAGCCGTATTCTTCAGCCAGTATTTTAAGAAACTCCAAATCACGCTTGTTGTTTTGTGTAATCCTTTTTATTTTTATATCTCTGACTTTGCCAACAAGTTTTAAGTTGTGCTTGTTTGCAATTTCCTGTGCGATTTGCAGGAGAGTTTTATTTTCATAAGCTACAGAATTATTTTGCCGCAGGGCTTTTTTTATATTTGCGGCAAGTGCTTTAAGCGTTATATTGTCGGCAGAATCTTTCTGTAGAATAAACTCCATCTCGTCAATTTCAAAGCTTCCGCAGTTAAGGAGTTTCTCTCCTGCATAGCCCAGACTCAGCTTTATACTGTCGCCTTTAGTAGGATACCAACTTGATTTCCAGAGGTGGTCTTTATCTTCCAGTTGGATTTCAACTTCATCGCTTTGCCCATGTTCAAAATCTGTGTAATTTACAGACAAAACATTCGGCGCAATGCTTGCTGTGATGTCTTTATTTTCGTATTCGACTTTAAAAACAGGTGTTTGCATTTAGGTTCTCCATGGTGGAAGTTCAAACTGAATCTGGTTATTGTCTTCTATTACAGGGATTTTGAGTTTTAAGCCTGATGGAAGTATTGGAGTTATTGGAACATCGGGGTTGGCTGTGATTATCGGTTCATACAGTGTAGGGTCTGCGTAGAAGTCGTAGGCAATTAAGTCCCATCTGTCCCCGTCTTTTGTTATGTACTCATACAAGTCCATTTATTGTTGCCTCACGATTTGTTTGGGTGTTTTCGTCTGCGAGGTTGCAGGCTTAGAAGCGGCAGAGGAAGATTTTTTCTTTGTAGCTTGTTTTTTAGCTTTCTTTTTGACTTTCATCTGCTCTGTAAACCACTCCTTGAGCTTAATTTCAGCTTCTATTGATATTAAATTCCCTGCTTTATCCGTCTGCTGCATTATTGAGGTTATTTCTTCGATGACGTATTTGCCTAAATACCTGCCATTGCCGAGAATAAATGGCATTTCTTCATGGAATTTTGCCGCATCCTTTATCTTTTTAATTTCTGTTTCCGGCGTGCAAAAACTGGAGTGAAAATTAAGCTTTATAGTCATCTCATCCAGCTCATCCCCGATGTATTGAAGCTTTGGTTTGGATTCTATAGTCTGGTGAACCGCATAGTTGTGCTTTTGGGTTTCTTCTATGCCGTTAAAGTAGGTTATGAGGTTAAATTGTATAGTTCCTAATTGTGCGAACATTTTTTTGTTAGTCTCCTCAATTGTTTTGGGGTTTAAACGCCTGTTTGTTTAGTAAGCCAACCTTTCTTGACGTATTTTTTCAGATTTGACCATTCTTAAAATCTCGTCCTTGTGCTGTTTCAGCATTTCCATAAAGTCTTCTTTGTCCTGCTGGCTGCCTCCTGTAATATTTACCGTGGGATTGTAGTTTATAACCGTGGAATTTGAAGCGTTCGGAACTTTAATGCCTGCAAGGGCAGTTATGCTTTGTTTTGTCGGATTCAGAGCATTATTAAGAGCCTGGTTAAGCGGATGGGGCTTGATTGTTTGCGCTATGGTTTCAACCAGCCTAATTTTATTCAGGTCTTTAAGCGGTCCCAACTTTGCAGGTGAATGCGGCAGGTAATCCCGAATCCTCTGGGCGATATTCCTTATTGCGTTAATCGCCATCATTGTTTTGCTTGCTATGCCCAGCGCAAACATTTCAATGATTTTGGCTCCGAGGTTGAACATATTAAATGGAAGGTTTGCAGTAAAGCTGATAATACCAGCCAGAGCCTTGCCGAATTTGTACCCCATGTTTTGTGCCGCTCCGCCTGTGTCCTGCACGGGTTTTATTAAATTTCTAAACCAGTCGGTGATGCTTTTAATTAGAGTTAATAGCGGCTTAAATACCTGCAAAATCGGAGCTATTATCGGCTTTATTTTGGAGATTATCGGGTATAGCCCTTCTGTTAAGCCCTGCCACATACCTTTAAAGAACCCTGTAATTGGACTCCAGTATTTGCGTATAACAAGTGCCAGTCCTGCTATTGCCACTATACTTCCTGCCACAGCGAGGGTTATCGGGTTTGTAAGTATTGCCCCTGTAAAGGATAAAGCTGCAAGGCTCGCTCCCCTAAAAGCTGATATTGCTGTTACACTCATTAATCTCATTGATGACACCCATTCGAGGAGTTTTGTTTTTGAAATTAAAAGCTGGTAGTTTAAAAACCCTGCAAAACCGCCTTTATTTTGGAGAACAGAAGTGAAATTTATCCAGCTAACCTTCATTAATTCCATTGCATTTTTTAACTTATACTCAGTAGAATAAAGTCCAAGAGTTGTTGCTTCAAAAGCTTTCTGGATGTTTGCAAAAGTTAATAATCTTCTGCCTGTGCTGTAAATTTCAAGTCCCAAATCCGCAAATGATTTGACAGAAAGAGCCAGAGATTTAATAAAATTGGCAGACATAACAACTGAGCAGGCTATGACAATATTCTTGAATCCGCCGGCTGCTTTGATAAGATTTTCAACAACAGGAATAACGGTTTTAAAAAAGTTGTATATTTTCACACCTGCAAGGTAGATTTTATCCAGCATATTTGTGATATTTTTGCCAAACTCTTTTGCCCAGAGATCAAGTTTTCCGGTCTCGGACAATTTGTTGGCAAAATCCAAAACTCCTTGCAGTTTGCCTTTCAGGTAATCAAACACCCCTGCTGCCATAACTTTCGTTTTAAATCGAGTCCATTGGTCAGAAATGTTAGACATTATTCCACCCCACGTTCTTGATTGTTTATCCATGGCACCTGCGTATTTTTCATTGAATATTCCTGTTAAAACGGACTGAATCATTGCCCTGTTTGATTTATCCGCAATGGCAGTCATTGTTTTTCCCATATTGGTATATTCATAAGTTATTTGTTCGCCTTGAACTCTTGCCTTTATTCCAAATTCTTTTAATCTTTCGTTTTCGCCTGTTACTGCATCGGCAATTGCTTCAACAGCTTGCATCAAAGGCTTGCCCATAGCGGAACTTGTGTCGCCAAGACTTTTAAGAAGCCCGTTTACCGGATCCATACCGTAAGATTTTAATTTCACATAAGCATCCATTACCTGGTCAAGTTCGTAAGGAGTCTTTGCTGCAAAGTCTGAAACCCAGCCCATTGAACCTTTAGCTTTTTTAGAACTTCCTTCTACTGTTTCAAGAATGGCGGAGAATTTTTCAAACTGAGCGGCTGTATCTACAAACTGCGATTTAAAAGCCCAGCCTATGCCTCCTGCTATAGCTCCAAACTTTAGTCCCAAGCTTCCTGCTTCCTGAATTGTGTTTTTTACGCTTGAGCTTACGGAGTTTGCAGCAGTGCCGATGCCGGAAATTTCTTTGGAAACTTTCCTGAAGACTCCAGAAGCTTGGTCTATTGCTTTTACTGCTATTTGTAAATCAAATATGCTCGTCATTATTTTCCTGTTCCAGTTTTAGTATTTCTTGTGTTTTTTTAATCCAGTAAAGGAATTCCGGTATGGTCATTAAAAGTACGGAATTTAGGTCGATTCTTGCGTATCTTGTGAGGAAGATGACGCCTTCTGAGGCTCCGCCAAAACAATGTCCATCGAGCTTTTGGACAGCTCTAAAAAATCCCTTGCATTTAATTCCTCCAATTCTTCAGGTGGAAGGTTCTGACCGTCGAACTTAGCAATTTGCGAAAGGATAACGAGGGAATACATTATTCCGCTTGATGAACCTGCAATTCGTTCTGCCTGCAGCAGGTCTCGGACAATCGCTTCCCTTACCTGAACTTCTTCAAATGTTTTTGCTTTTGTTTCCTGTCTTGTAATTTTCATATTTGCCTCCGATTGAAAATTAATGTATTATTCATGCTGAAAGTGAGGGAGTGCATGGGTTTAACTGATTTTGGAAATACGGTTGAGTTAGTTAATTTGATTTCTGAAGTGTCTGAAGGTGTTGATAAAAAAGCGATTGTTTATGAAAACAGAGAGTTGATGGATAAAATTTTTAAATTTACAAGAACTGTTGATCAGAAAGAGAGTGCTTACACCAGAATCCTTGATTTTATTTCCGGTTATTGGGAATATATGGCTGGTAAGGCTTAAGCACCGATGTTGTTTCTGTAAGTTTCTAAAATATCAACTCCTTCAACCTTGTAAATGTTTTCAAGAACATCAATTTCAAAGATTTCCTCGCCGTCTACGATTAACTTTGCGTAATTAACGCTCATGGTTGTTTCGTATTCTGCGTTATCGCCGGGCTTTAAGTTGCCGAGAGGAAATTCTTTAAATGTTCCGCTTAAGTATGCAATTGCCGGAACTTCTGCAAGTTTGCCCATACTGTTATATGTTTCCAAACTTGCTCTTGCTTGAACCTGAACTGCTTTAAAAGGATTAGCGACTTTTTTCAGGACTTCTGTATAAAGTGCGTTCCATTTAATTTTGCATTCCAGCTTGTCTATACCTGCAAAAAACTCGGCAGAACCAACCATGCCAAGAGCTTTATGGTCAGCCATTTTGTGTTTTATTTGCGGAAGCTGTATTTCTTCTGCCCGACCTAACAAATTATTGCCGTCCATGTAGATGTTTGCGTTTGTTAGCCTATTAATTTTTATTTTTGACATCTATGCCTCCTGTTTAAAAAGTTCGCACTTAGTAATATTGATTTTGCCGAACCTTAATACCAGTAAATCTTTTCTAAGATTTAAGATTAATGGACAATATCTATGATTTTGGCAGTGTGAGCATATATCACAGTTTTCCATTATTAGCTGCATTATTTTCAGCCTGTTAAAAATTAATTTCATTGCAGTAAATTCCTCAGCAGTTCAATATTTATAAAGCTTTCAAAGGTGATTCGTTCTGCTGGAGTCGGGGGCATAAATTCGATGTCAAAAGTCAAATGCCCGTTTGCAATTTCTGATGGAGGATTCTTTGCAGCATTAAATTTGCATTTGCCGTCTATTAAAGCTCCTCTACCGATTAATGTCCTTATAAATGCGTTTACTGATTCACATATAGAATCAATCAAGCCGTTATCTATCGGGTAATCCATAAACTGAAGCATTGAGTATTCAACACTTTCGTGGATTATATCCGCTGTTCTCCTGATGTTGATAAAATTTGTAGGATCTGTGTTTGTTGGATAAGATGAATTTCTGTTTCCCCAAGTTCTAAAGCCTGAACCGAAGGAATTAAAGACGGTGAGTATTCCAGCTTCGTTTAAGAGATTAACTTCGCTTGTAGAATCGTTAATCATGGAAGTCAGGTTTCTTTCTACGCCGATAATTCCTTTGATTTCAGTATTTGATGGTGACCAGTGGTAGCCCTTCTCTATGTCTTTGGCTGCAACAACCCCAGCGAGCCTTTGGGAATATGGTTCGAGTTTTTCTGAATTTGTCGCAGTATCGTAGACTTTTAACTGTGGATAACAAAGAACTAACCTGTCACTGGAGAAATTGAAGTTTATCGTTCCCGATGTACCTCTGCCTGCAATTGCCTGAGATGGAGTAGTTCCTACAGGAGCGTCTATTAATCCTATTGCCCTGATGTTTCCTGAAACGGCATTTATTTCTGTTGCCACTGCAACATCTTCGCAATATTTTGGTGCTATTATTGTTTTTGGATAAAAACCAAACAGCGAATAAGAATCTTTAAGAGCTTTTAGTCCTGTTCTTTTTCCTTGCACAGTTACCGTTCCCACAATGTCAGAAGTTTGAACACCTGCAACATTAGTGTGCGTATCGGGATCAAAAACATTTACTACAATTACAATCCCTGCACCCTGTTCAAATATTGCATTTAAAGCAGATGGAATTGTAAATCCGCTTGTCTGCTGCCCGAAATACAATGCCGCATCTTTATCATTAGTGATTAATATAGGCTTGTTTATTGTTTTGTAATCAGCTTCAACTGTATTTATCGGAGCTGTTCCGACAAGACCGATGACAGCAGTTTTTACAGTCCTGATAGGTCTTGCACCTTTTTTTATTTCTATGGTTTCTACACCATGAAGGAAATTTGCCGCCATTTTAGTCAGTCTCCTCTATAGTTGGTGTTGTTAAACTAAAATTTATTGCATATTGCCAGATGCCGTTGTTTTCAGAGATAAAATCTTCTTTTACAGGTTGCATTTTAGTGCAACATAAAGGTCTGAAACCTGTGAGAATCTGTCTGACTTTATCAAGATAGAAATATGAACCAGTGTGGCTTCTGAGATTTCTTGTGACTACAGTTATTGAAAACTCAAGTTTTTTATCCTGATAAATACAGCCGACACTTTTGGAATCTGAATAAGTTCCGCCCTGATAATGAACAAGTATTGCTCCTGCAGGATGAGTTAATTTAAATTCCGATGGTTTTTCAGGAAACCCTTCTATGTGCAAATCACTGATTTTGCTTTTTATGCGGTTAACTATTTCGTTTTCTATCTCGTTAATAGTCATTTTCTTCCCCTTACATCGTATCCAGAACGGATTTTGTAAAAATCCTGTCCCTGAAAGTTTTATTTGTTCTGTATTCCCCACGTTCCAGCGGTGATTCAGGAACTTCTATTCCAAGAGAAATGATGTCTTTTTGAATCTGCTCCAGTAATTTTATGGAATTTTTGTATTTGTCGTTAATAGATTCAGGCATATCAGTTTGAAATCTTCTTGAATAGAGCCTGAAAATTGTTAAATCAGCTGAAATAATCTTGAGTAATACTGGAATTGTTACTAAAGGAAGTGTGTATCTGCCTCTTAAGTAACCGTCTATAAGAGTTTCCGAATACAGAATTGCTTCATCTATAATGGCTGTATTAATTTCATTTGCCTGATTATCATCTGTGATTTCAATCAGGGTGGTTTCGGAAATCTGCTGTTTTATGTCATCAAGAGTGCAATACATTTATATGCCTCTGACTATTCTGATAGAAAACTTGATATTGATTCTTCAAAGGGTCAATTATCAGAAGAGATGAGAGTTGTTTCTAAAAAAACAGATAAACCTGTTGCAGTTTACACAGATTCATTAACAGGTCATAAAATTTCACCCGATGCAGGTTGGAGCTACAACCCCGGAAAATTAAGAGACTGGAGGCAAAATAATGGCAACAATTGACAGAAGATATTTAATTAATTGGGTCGGAGGCAAACGGCTTCTTAGAAAAATCATCGCACCGTTGATTCCGACAGATATTGTTTCGTATCTGGAAGTTTTTGGTGGCGGAGGCTGGGTGCTTTTCTACAAAGACAAATGGGCTGATGTTGAAGTATATAATGACCTTGACGGCAGACTTGTAAATTTATTCCGAATTGTAAAATATCACCCGAATGCATTGAAAGAAGAATTGCAGTATCTCTTAGGCAGCAGAGAGATGTTTATGCAGTTCCTTAAAATGATTCCGATTACTGACATTCAAAAAGCCGTACAATTTTTCTATTTGATAACACGCTCTTTTGGAGGAAGGGGTGAATCTTTCGGATGTACAAGAAAGTCCTGTGGCGGAGCTTGTAAAAGTCAAGAAAATACATTAACCAGAATCGATTCAATTCACAGTAGGCTTGATAAAGTAATGATTGAAAACAAGGACTTTGAAGCCTTTATCAAGCAATATGACCATGAAGATGCTTTTTTCTACTGCGACCCTCCTTACAGTTGCGGAGCAGGGTATGCTGTAACAACGACTAAAGGATTTGACCACGAAAGGCTAAGAATGACTTTGGGACAAATTAAAGGCAGATTTTTGCTGTCTTATGATGATGCTCCAATTATTCGTGAGCTTTACAGCGGTTACGAAATGATTGCAGTTGAACGGCTTAACGGTATTAACAATAAGCAGGGTGATGACCGCAAAAACAAAATGTTTAAAGAACTTTTAATAGCCAATTACCCGATAAAGGAAAAATATCATGCCGGAACCGATAGTAATCAAAATTGACGATAAGGAAATCCAGAAATATTTACAAAAATTGGTCGAAAAAACAAAAAACCTGCGTCCTCTTATGAAAAATATTGCCGGAATTATGCTGGATTCTGTCGAGGAAAATTTTGAAAAAGAAGGCAGACCCGAAAAATGGCAAGAACTTTCTGAAGTTACAATTAAACAGAGAAAGAAAAAAGGCTATTATCCTTGTATTATTCTCACTATGAGAGGGGAACTTGCCGCTTCTATTAACAGCAAATATGATGATAATTCTGCCATTGTTGGCACAAACAAGGTTTATGCGGCTATTCAGCAGTTTGGGGGAAATGCAGGAAGGAATAAAAAAGTTGAAATTCCTGCACGACCATTTTTGATGTTGGAAGAGAAGGAAAAATCCGAAATTTTAGAAGAAGTTAAAAGTTATATAAGGAGGTTCTTTCTTTAAAAAAATTTTTGTTTTATTCTTTAATAAAAATTAGTGTGATTTAATTAACTAGAAAAAATATGATAAATTTCAAGAAATTATATAAAGATTTTGTTATAGGACGTAAATACTTAAAACTAATCAATTTTTTTCATTATGAAAAAATTGATCCTGAAGAATTAATAATTCAAGCTGAAGAAAAATGTCTTATTCTAGCTCCGCATTTTGACGATGAAACTTTTGGTTGTGGAGGATTATTAATTCGTTATCCTCAAAATGTTCATGTGGTTTGTCTTACTAACAGCAAATTTGGAACTGTTGAAGATAACAATGAAGAATTAATAGATATAAGAAAAAAAGAATTTATTTCTGTTATGGAGCAAGTTGGTATATCAAGTTACGAATTTTTTGATATTCAAGACGGCAAGCTTATTTTTAATTATGAAAAATTTAAGCAATTAGAAATTTTTGATTATGATTATATTTTTATTCCAAATTATTTCGAAAATCATAAAGATCACAAAGCTGTTACAAATCTTTTACAGCAGCTATTAAAAGAAAAAAAATATAAAAAATCATTAAAAATTGCTATGTACGAAATTTGGTCAGCAATGACATTGCCAAATTGTTTTTTGGATATAACTCCGTTTATAAAAAATAAAACAGATTTAATAAATTTATATGCATCACAAACAAAGAATCTATGGTTTTCTGAAGGAATTATTGCATTAAACGCATATAGAGGAATGTTGGTTAATCGTGGCAGTGTTGAAATGTATACAATATTAGATAAAAAAACTTTTAAGAAATTATAA